CAGAATCTGCATAAGTAGCACATTTCATGTATTTCTGAAAAATCCATCCTAATAACATTGAAACATGATGTTCAGGATTCATAACAACTCTAGTACTTGGTGTTTTTTCACTTATCATTTTAATATCTTTTTCTCTTGCTAAAACCTGCCACAATGAATAGTTTTTATTTGGAGTTTCAATAATGTCATGATATGTTTGAAGAGCTAATGCAAAAGCACTATGAATTGATGCTTTCTTATGTGAACATCTATTAAGTACACTTGTATAATGACCTGAATTTGATTTTGGATTCCAATTGACACTATCCCACATTTCTTCTGGATTGTTAAAATCCATAATTGGAATTTTAAACCAAGGACAACCTTCGCATATCTCTAAAATTCGTTCAACAGTTAATTTAATTTTCGGTTCACGATCTAAAAAGAATTCACTAAGATGACCACCATTTGAATCATAACTACCACCCCAAACGTCTTTTGGATTTATGATTGTTTTAAGAATGGATTCTTTTAATTCAGTATCGATATTACCTTTAATTAATGTATGTATACTTTCTAAAAGAAAATTTTTACAATAAACAGGTTTTGATGGTCTAAAACCAACATAATCAGGAGTAAAACCAACAACTTTTGATCTTTTACCAATATTTAAGTGTTTTTTAAAACCTCTTAAATTAACTTTTTTATATTGTTTTTTAACATAACCATCTTTCCTAATTAATTTATAAATATTAATTTTTGATATTTTTCTACATTGATTAATTTTAAATTTAAAAAATTTTTTATGTTCGAAATTATTAATATCCTTAAGAAGATCCTTAATCTGCTTTCCACCACTTTTCTTAATTTTTTGTTTAGTATTTAATTTACCTTGAATAAAATCTCGAGTAAATGGTTTTGTAGGAGGTCTCCATTTAAATCTTTTTAGATATGAATGTTTTCTTTTATAATAGGATAACCAAGATAGAGTCAAATCATAATTAAACGTTTTTACTTTGGACTATTTTCATTAATAATTTTTTTAATACCGTCAACATTTAAGCCTTCTTTATTAATAACACTTAGTAAAGCCATTTTATAATTAATTAAAGCTTCACGTGCATAAGCATCTTTAGTTGGCATAGCATCAGTTGGCGTATATTTCTCAATCTTTAATGAAATACTTAAAGGTAAACTCTCAGAAGTCATATTAAGAACAAATAATC